TTAGATGCCGAGTTTTGCTTTTAGCGCACGTAGATACTGAAGAATTGACGAATCTTGGTTGTCGAGTATGTGCGTATAAGTATTGAGAGTCATATCAATGCTTGCGTGACCCGCCCAAAGCTGAATCTGCTTGTCGCGTATCCCGATGTGGTAGCAACATGATATAAACGTATGCCGGGTTGAATGCAGAGTGGCGTCAATTTTTAATCGCTTGTACCATTTCTCAAAATAGGTTTTTGCGCTGTTGTATGTAACACCTTGGAACAAATACTCTTGCGACAGGTCAATACCGGTTAGCAACTCCGGCAGATACGGTATCGCCCTGGAGGATCCTTTTGTCTTTGTCGCTTTCTTCACAACGCGGATCAAGAACCTTTCGCGGTCAACGTGCTCTGTCTTGACGTTTAACGCTTCGCCAATACGAAGACCGGTACAGCAGCAGAAACGGAACAAGGCGTTGTACTTCGGGTTTTCCGAGGCGTTCAACAATCTGTCCTGGTCTGCCGGTTGAATAACCGGGTAGTGCTGCTTCTCGTAAGAACGTATTTCAACGGCGCGGCAGGGGTTATACTTCAGCATGTTGAGGTCAACCAGCTTTTCCAATGCGCCGTTTAGGATATCAAATATCTTTTTTTGCGCGTTCTTCGTATTCTCGTAACCGTTTATAAATGCTTGGATTTCAAGCCCTGACATGTCTTTTATAGGTCGTGCGCCTAATTTGGGTATGATATCACGGTTAATAAAGTAGAGTGTCGTTTTTTGGCTTTCAGCTCCGTTGCGGGGCTTTTTGTACGTTTCAAACCACTGTGTAATCCACGATTCGAGGGTTCTCGGTTTTTCGGTTGACTTTTTTTCGGTTTGTTGTTTCTTCTTGTTCCCGGCAATAAAGCCTGTGCGCTTGGCGTAGCAGGTCTCCGGGTCGTCTCCGTATACGCTTATTTGTTTGTCCTCTAACATAAAACGGTATTCATAGATACCGCTTTTTCTTTGACGGAGTGAACCGTCGCTATATCTCGGTGGCATTGTATCACCTCCTTGTGTGCCACCGCCTGTAAAGTCATTTAGCTGTTCCGGTTCTAGTACCCGGATAACGCAAGAGCCTGTCATGGGCTCTTGTTTGTGCTTTTGCGCTTTTAAGGCGTATGAAAGCGTCTGCATTTTTTGTGCGACTTCTTCTACTAAGTCAATAATGTAATCATTTGTAAGCATAATTCCCTCCGTGATAATGATTGGAGGTAAATTATATACTGATTACATTATTAGGTAAATGTGTTAATGCGTATAAAACCATGCGCGAATTAACTCAAGTCCCTGCTTTTTTTCATTTTCTGTTAGTTCGTGATCTGGAAAAACTAAAGCTATCGACATAATAAGCGGCTCGATAAAACATATAGAAGCTATGTGTAAAAGGTCTCCTTTGCAAGTACCAATTCCCCAATGATCTAATGTTTCGATGATCTCTTCTAATTTGTCACTATCAATGTCAATATCTAAATTGTTAAAAACTACATTTTGAAATTTTTCATCTTTTAATATAAACTCACATAATGGTTCGCGCTTCCAAAAGTCAACATAAGCAGCCCCCATTAATTTTGTTTTCTTGAACGATCTAGATAATTCTTTGAAGTATCCCATATATTTTTCTCCTCATGTATTTATTTTTCCAATTTATGTAGATTTGCGGGCAAATTAAGCACCGCACCTTTTTCAATCAAATATATGCCCTTAAATGCGCTTAAAATCAAGCCTTTGCCATGGTCTGATAAATCATCAAACAGGTCTTGTACTAGCGTTTCTCGCGCAGGTGAAGGCTCCGTGGTGCGCTGTGGTGCGTCTTTCCCCGTGAGCAGATAATCCACGGTGGTACCGTAAAGAGCAGCTATCTTTGGAAGATTGTTTTGGTCTGGTAACGATAAACCGCGCTCCCATTTTGAAATAGCGGTGCTTGCAACACTCAACATTGATGCCGCTTCTTCTTGCGATAATCCAGTTTTGCGTCTTAATTCCTTGTAAATGTTTCCATCTGATTTAGTCTTGTATATCAATTCTTTCACCATTCCTTTGTTTCAATATAAACCAACGGTGAAAATTAGTCAAAATAATTTAGAAATATTTTCCAAAATCCCCTTGACAGTCGGAATTTATTATGATACTATGATATCGAAATCAGACTAACAGTCGGATTTCAGCCCCGAACCTTGATAACTGAATAAAGGAGAGTAAAAAAATAACCGCTCTGCTGTAACAAAGCGGTTAAGTGCCAAAAATGGCGTCCATAAATCAATTCCTCCAAGGTGGTGCGATAGCGGACTATCGGTGCTGCTTGCGCAGACTAGTCTTTGTGTATCGTTGGGTCAACGAGAACGTATGTGCAGTTTGGTTTCGATGTAGGCGGTACGGTTTTATCTTTTACAAGCGTAACTTCCGTATTGCTTATGCCACCGCGAGGACCTCGCTGAACATACTGCCCAGAAACGGGTGCATCTTGACCCGGTCTTACAACAGTTTGTTTTGCCATATGTTTTACCTCCTTTATTCAGATTTCAAGGTTCACTTGATGACCACAGTATACACCCGATTAGGTTAAGTGTCAACAAAAATCTTTTAAGGAAACACTATAAATGGTACTTAGTTTATTACTTAATATATTAAAAGACCGCTCCATTTCGTTTAGGGCGCTTGCAAAGCAATCCGGAGTTCCATTTCGCACTCTAGAAAACTGGTACTACCGAGGTGACAAGCCTCCAATCGATAAAGCAGAGAAAGTCTTAAATGTTCTCGGCTACACGATTGAGATTAAAAAAGTATAACCCTCTGGCGACAGAGCAGATATATGACAGCCGGAAAGACGGTATGAACCTTAATAACTGAATAAAGGAAGGTAATGAATCTATCCTCGGAGGAAATATGAAAATTAACAAAATTATCAACGAAGCCGTTGACGAGGTAGTCAACGAGCTTGGCAAAGAAACGGTTTCTACCGATTCCAAAATTTCCGATGAAGAATTAAAAAGTGCCTTGAGAGGGTGTATTCTCACGACACTTAAAAATGCTGACGGCGTTCAACCCGCTTTGCTTGCTATACTGCCTGCTTTACTTGACAGGTACAGGCTTTTGAACTATTGATCATAACATTCTTTTAGTTTGTTATAAACAACGCCTATTGCTAAAGAAATCGCATTGACGTTTTTAGGGTCGTGGACGGCTTGCATGCATCCATTGCCAATAAGAGTTTTTACAATTTCAACAGTTGCATTTACCAAAATTTCTTTCTTCTTATCAAAATCAATCTTATCCATAACATTACCTCCTTTATTCAGTAGTCGGGAAAGCCCGCCAAATGAATTATATAACACATATTGTGCGGTTGCAATACCAAAAAAATGAGGAATTTATGACCTTAAAAGAATTTCGTAAACAACTTAATCTTACGAAGCAGCAAATCGCCGAAAAAATCGGTGTGAGCTTATCGTTCTACGAAAAAATAGAATCAGGCAGCAGGGAGGCTTCAAGGGCATTTATGTTGAAGTTGAAGAAAGCATTTCCCGAAGCCGATATAAGCGCAATGTTTTTCAATATATAACCATTATATCACGAAAAAATCTAATTTTTGGAGGAAGAACCCATGAACCCAACAGAAGTAATACCGCTGACCGACGAGGAGCGCGCAGAGTTTCAGACGCTTCAAAACAGCGAAGCCGTCAAACTTGCCAAAAGTGTGCTTCGGGAGCGTTACAAAGAGCGTCAGATGCTCTACAAGCTCCGTTCCTTTCACAAACTGGGCGAGGCTCTTATGAAAGACCTTGCTATTGAACGCAAATAACAAGGTGCGGCAGCTCTGAAAGGGGCTGCGTAATAAAAATTGGAGGTAGAAAAATGCGAGTAATCGACAAACAGGAATTAGAGCAAATACTTAAAGACCATAAATTGTGGCTTGAATCTAGGTGGACAGATAATGTGGAAGGTAGCAGTGCCAACCTTAGCGGTGCCAACCTTAGCCGTGCCGACCTTAGCGGTGCCAACCTTAGCGGTGCCAACCTTAGCTGTGCCAACCTTAGCTGTGCCAACCTTAGCGGTGCCAACCTTAGCTGTGCCAACCTTAGCGGTGCCAACCTTAGCGGTGCCAACCTTAAAACATTACATCTTAAACGAGCAGATATGCGCGGCAAAGACCTTGATTTTTGCGGGATACCCCTTTCGTGCGGTGGTTTACAATGGCAGATTGACCGCAGATTGGCAATACAGCTGATATATCACTTATGCTCACACGATTGCGATGATGCAGAAATTAATGCAGCTCAAAATGCATTGTTGCCGTTAGCAAATCAATTCCACCGCGTTAAAGAATGCGGCGCGATAGAGCCAAAAAAATAACCCCAACATCTTAAAGATACGCACCCGCGACAAACCGGGCACCGCTTTTTAACCTAGTGCCATTTACGCGACTACTGCATGAGCAGTGACCCGGCGCGGGGCTATCATCGTGGAGGAACCATGGAACCGATCATTATTGCCGTTATGGCAACCTCAATCGCAATGATACTAGCCACCGCGGTTACGGTGCGCGAAGTGGTTGCAAGCGCGAAATTCACGAAGAAAAAAGCGCGCAGCATTGCACCTAGAGAACTTACAGACGACGAACTATTGCTTGAGATCAATCAGCGCGGTTATAAGGTATTACCTAAGTCAAGCACCGCGCAGTCAGTCACATCGTTCTATGCGTTTACGGAAAATGACATGAAGCGTAAAGCATCTTTTGACCGTCTTTACGAAAGCAGATACAAAATTGGAGAACAACAATGACATTCCAACAGCTTAGAAAACTTAATAGATACAGCCGCAGGGCACTTGCAGAGAAGTTGGGTATTGACCCCGCCGCTATCGTGAAATGGGAATCCGGTCTTGTGGGCAGCCCGCGCACTGGTACGGTTTTTGCCGTGGCAAAGCTGTTCGGCATCAGCCCTGAAGATGTCATGCACTCGATCGAGGCGCACAGAAAAGCATAGCAACGCGTCGGTGTAGCTTAATGGGACGAAAGCGCCCTGCAATACAGGGAAGCATATAGGTTCAAATCCTGTCACCGACACCACTCATAATTTTCTTCCTTATCATCCCGCAACCCACTTCGCCGTCGTAATCGTATACACGGCGGCGGAGCCGGAGCGGGACACAAGAAACGCTTCATAATTTCCCCTTATCATCCCTTGCAACCCTAGCCGCCGCAAATCTTAGTCCGCGGCGGCAGGGCAACAGGGGCACAACAACAGGATTCACGGCATAGCCGGAGTTACATATTTTTTGGAGGTATCAATGATAACACTTTACAGATGTACCCTTTGCGGATTCACATCAGAAGACAAAGACGCCGTAGCGCGCTGCGAGAGCCAACACCACACAGACTTCTCGGTAAAAAGCTGTTCTTGCTATCGCGATAACTACGACGCGCCCATCAATGTCAATCTTATCGACAACAAGACCGGACGCGAGTACAAATACATACTTGCGTTGGCACCTGAAAAATTCTAAAAGGAGGTACCTATGCCTGATTATCAAGAACCCTGCAAAAATGCTGACACTGGCTGCATTAGGGAAGAAAACCCTTATGAATCCGCAAGGCAAAAAGGCGTTGACGCGATTGTTATTTCTACCATGCAGACGTTTGACCGTTCTTGCGAAAATCTTTTCGCTGCTATCAGAGAAGAAGCGCGGGTAAGAGTTAGCAAGCTATTTAGCGGAAGATAACCACAACTGTCCCGGCAGTACAAAAGGCTTTAGGCTGGGAGCGGCGCCCTTCGGGGCGCGTAGCAAAATTCTTGGAGGAACAAGCTATGACACGGTACATAACATTTGGAGATTCTCATCCTTTTACGGGACAGCAGGTGCGCATTATTGGCGAGACCGCTGATCAAATTCTTAAAGCTGCTCTTTTCCTCTTTGGACGGCATTGGGACGTGTTGAGAGATCAACCCGCTTCGGTGCCTGTTTTGCGTACAATCAACGTGGCTGAATGTGCGGTGATTTAATTATGAAGACGATAACATTACAACACGGCAGCCCGGAGTGGCTTGCGTTTCGTACAAACGGCATCGGTGGCTCTGACGCTTCCGCTATATTCGGCGAGAATCCTTACAAAACAAACGTAGATTTATGGCGCGAAAAGTGCGGCATGGTCGCGCCTAAGACCGTAACGTGTGCCGAGGCTGTAGAGTACGGCAAGAACGCAGAGAAGTATCTTGTTGGGCTGTTTGCCCTTGATTATCCTCAATACAAGGTCACACAACAAAAAAAGACTGTGTACGTCCATGATAACGGGTTTATGTTTGCATCGTTGGACGGACTTCTTACCGAAAAGAAGACAAAAGAAAAGGGAATTTTGGAAACAAAAACAAGCCTTATTTTTGCGTCAATGGCGCGTGAGAAATGGAAGAACGGGATTCCGCAGAATTATTTCATACAGGTTCTTCACTATCTTGCGGTTACCGGATTTTCATACGCGTATCTGAAAGCGCAACTTAAAAACACCGACGACAGCGGAGAAACACGGCTTTCCACATGGCACTATCCGATTAAAGCCGCAGACTTTAAGGACGAAATCGGATATCTTATCGAAAAAGAAACGGAGTTCTGGAACTGCGTAACGCACCGGAAACAACCGAATCTTATAATAAAATCTTTTTAATTTTGGAGGTAGTAAACAAATGTTTGAAGTACGTTTAACAAAACCGATCGAGGAGCTTCTTCCGAAGTCTATCGACTGGAACGGCGCCGAACTTATGGCGATTGTCAAGGAATCTTTGGAAAAGTACCGCGGGAAGACCTACGATGACAGTTCCATATCCGAGGCGAAGGCGGACAGAGCCGCGCTTAACAACACGGTCAAAATGCTTGACCAAATGCGTCTTGATGTCAAAAAGTCGTGGGACGCGCCGTATACCGCTTTTAAGGCAGAGGTTGACGGCATTACGAAGGAGATCGGAAACGTGTCCGAAACGATTGACAAGCAAGTCAAAGACTACGACGCCCGCAAGCAAGCAGAAAAGCGCGATTTACTGGTTGACTACTTTGTAAAAAAGATCGAAGTCGGAAGCCTGTCGGAGTTTGTTTCTTTCGAGAAAATCGAGAATCCGCGGTGGATGAACTCAACTTTTACGATGGAAAAATGCACCGCGGAGATTGATGCAAAGATTGAGCAGATTCAAAACGAAATCGCCACGATTGAGGCTCTAAAGAGCGAAGACGAGGCGATGCTCAAAGCCTACTATTTCCGCACGTTGAACCTTTCCGGCGCGCTTATGGAACATTCCCGCATGCAGGACGATCGCAAGCGCATTGCCGCCGCGAAAGCCGCAAAAGAAGCGGCAGAATCCGCAAGACAAGCTATGCTTGCCGCTCAACAAGCAAAGCCTGCCACGACGCCTGTCGCGCAAGAATTTATTCCAGTTGTGCCCGTACCGCCCGCAGAACAGCCGCAACAACCGATTGAAGTACCGCAACGCATGTGCGCGGTATCGTTCAAGGTTCGCGGCACGGAAAGTCAAATTACCGCGTTGAGGGACTTTCTTAACAACAACGGCATCAATTTTGAAATCATTAAATAAGGAGAAAACAACATGGCAAACGTAAACAACAAACTGGCTCCCGCGACGTCGAGGCAAACATTCAGCACGTTTCTTGCACAGGACGCGGTCAGAAACAAAATCAATCAGACGCTTGGCGGCAAAGAGGGGCAGAGATTTCTTTCTTGCATACTTTCCGCTGTTTCGGTCAACCCAGCACTTCAAGACTGCGATCATTCGACGATCCTTAGTTGCGCTCTTTTGGGCGAAAGTCTCAAACTCAGCCCCAGCCCGCAGCTTGGGCAGTACTACATGGTACCGTTTAAGGAAAAAGCAAAAGACGACAGACCGGAGCGCATGGTTGCGACTTTTGTACTTGGCTACAAGGGGTACCTTCAGCTTGCTATCCGCTCCGGCTACTATAAGAAAATCAACGTGCTTGCAATCAAAGAGGGCGAGCTTGTAGGATTCAACCCGCTTGAAGAAGAGATTGATGTCATACTCATGGAAGACGAGGTGGCGCGCGAAAGCGCAAAAACAATTGGCTATTACGCAATGTTTGAGTACATATCCGGCTTTAAAAAGGCTATGTACTGGAGCAGCGCAAAAATGGAAGTTCATGCCGACAAGTACAGCAAAGCCTTCAAACTTTCCGAGTACAAGAAACTGAAAGAGGGAAAGATTCCCGAAACGGACATGTGGCGTTATTCTTCTTTTTGGTACAAGGATTTTGACGGAATGGCATTCAAAACGATGCTTCGGCAACTTATCAGCAAATGGGGCATCATGTCAATCGAAATGCAAACCGCATACGAAAGCGACACTGCCGAAGATGTTTCTTCCGGTACAAACTACGTCGAAAACGCGCCGGAGATTACCGGCTCTGTTGACACAGAAACCGAAGACGCAGACGGCTCCGACATTCTTTCCGGCAAGAAGTAACGAACTCAAACAGGCTACCGCGTGGCAACATTCGGTAGCCTTAACTACGAAATATGCACAAACGGAGGTCACCATGGAAACGAAGAAAAACCACCCGCCTGTCGTATATAGAATCTACGACGAACTCGCGAAACATCAAGGCAAAGAAAGCGCGGTGCCGTGTTTATCTCTTGCTCAGCGGTATTTCCCAGACATGAACACGGAGACCGCATACCGCAAGGTTAAGGCGGTTATACATACGATCCGCAAAGACCCGACATTTGACAATGTAATAATTTCTTGCCCGAAAGGATACTACTGGGTGGACAAAAAGAACGCTTCTGTTGTTATCGGAATTATATTCCGCCATGCGATCGAGCATCTCAATCTTGTAAAGTCTTTATCGGAAAAAGCGAAGCGCGACGGTCAATACATCATGCCCTTAACTCCCTATCAGCGCGAAGCGGTAGAGAGCCTATGCGGAGGCGATCATGGCAACGTTTGAGGTGCCCGGAAAACCACAGGGAAAGGCGAGAGCCCGCGTAACGATGCGCGGAGCATATGCGAGAGCGTACACGCCGGACACCACTACTAATTACGAGGGCTACGTCAAATTATGCTATCGGCAATCTGTCAAAGGCTTTCACGAGCCCGTGGACGCGCTCAAAATGGTTATAACCGCCGTGTTCCCGATACCCGCATCATTCAGCCGTAAGAAGCGCGCCGATGCTCTTGCAGGGCTTGTAAGACCCACGGTAAAGCCGGACTGCGACAACATCGGGAAGATTATCGCCGACGCACTCAACGCGTTTGCATACGCTGACGATAAACAGATTTGCGAGATGACGATACGCAAGGTCTACGGCGAAGAATCAAAAGTGATTGTGACGATTGAAAAGATAGAGGTCTAACGATGAAGAACTACTTCAAACATGATTTTTATGCGAGGCTTGACCCGAAGCTAAAGAGACTTATCCGCGTTCACGGCGCAGCAGGATACGGTTCTTATTGGGTAATCGTGGAGACGCTTTACGAGCAGGGCGGGTACATAACAGAAGATACAGCGAAAGACCTTGCGTATGACATTCGCGCGGATGAACCGTTTGTTATGTCTATCCTGAAAGACTTTGACCTCTTTCAATTTAAGAAAGGAAAGTATTTCTCTGATCGCGTTTTGGCTACACTTTCAGAGATTGCTGATAAGTCGGAAAAGGCGAAAGCAAGCGGTAGTTTAGGCGGTCAAGCAAAAGCAAAAAACGCTATGCAGTCGGAAGAAAACAGTATACCGAACGCTAACCAATCGCTAGAAGAAGTCGTAGCAACTGTTAAGCAATGTTCTAGCGAAGTTCTACCTAGAAGAGAAGATAAGATTATATATGCTGCTAAACTAAGTAAAGAGAATGAAAAGATAACGGGCGGGTGCGCGTGTGTTATTAATAAAGAGAAACTTATGGCGCAGGTCGGATATGAGAATCTTTCATTTGTCGGAGAACTTTGTTATCACGAACACGAAACACTTGATGTCGTTATAGACACTATTATACAGATCGCCGAAGAGAAGCCTAACTTTTCAAACCTTATAAATACTTTAGATAATAAAGACATCGGAGAAATTAGACAGCGGTTTTTTTCCGGCGGCAAGGGTGGCAAGTGGACGCGGCGCGATATAACAGACCCGATGCAGTATATCACAAAAATATTAACCGAGTGGAAAAAACAAAGGGGATTATAATATGCCGTTTGATCAAATTATTTACAACATCATGCGCGAAGATAAAGGCGATATAGACATTTATCGTTTTTATGTCCGTCAACTGCGCGACTGTCCTGAGGCGAGCGTATCCCCACAGGCATACGAAGACTGTAAGCGGCAGATTAAAGAATTATTGGAAATTGACCTATGATCATCATCACTCGCTCAACCCCCTACGCCAACCCACGAACCCCGCATTGCCCCGTACAGCCACAGAACGGCACAGCTTGCGGAATCGGTAGACCGAAGACCTACACAGGGTTACGGGCGATACTACGGGTGCATGGGAAGAAAGAAACCGCAGAAAATATGTATCAGATTTTGAGGTGCATAACATGAATAACGACTTATTTTTTAGCAGTAAAGATCAGACATGGGAAACGCCGAAAGAGTTTTTCAAAACGCTTGACTCTGAATTTCATTTCACGCTTGACCCGTGTGCCACCGCCGAAACTGCAAAATGCGCAAAGTATTACACGGTTTCCGAAGACGGACTATTACAGGACTGGACAGGCGAAACGGTATTCTGCAATCCACCTTACGGCAAAGAGATCGGCAAGTGGGTTGAAAAATGCTTCTGGGAACACTTACGAGGCGCAACGGTTGTCATGCTCATTCCGGCGAGAACCGATACGGCATACTTCCATAACTACATATATCCAACGGCTGAACTACGATTTATTAGAGGACGGCTGAAGTTTGGAAACGCAAAGACTGGCGCGCCGTTTCCGTCAATGTTAGTTATTTGGAGAAACAACCCCGAAACAGGGCAGACGATGTACGACATTTTGACAAGGAGGGCAAATAACAAATAAACAAATATGTTAATTATTATGACACGATGTGTTCGGCTTGTAAGCAAAAATGCGGGAGCCATTGTAATGAGTTTGATTGTGATGTAACGGATGCTTTGGAAGCGTGTTCAAGCCGCGATATATACGAAATAATGCCACACAATCACCCAAATATTCATATTGGAAGGATGTACTCTCCGACAATGTTTGCGCAAGACAATGTTCGCACTCCTAAGCATAACCAAAATGACTATCGGACAAACCTTAATGCAAAGATAAAACGCGATGATTGGCTGGCTCAAAACGCAAAAAGCACATATTTAGCCACATGTGAAGCAAAGAAAATTATTAAAGCGCGAAACGAAAGTGATGAAAAAACGAGTTAAACAATGCACTAACCGCCACGCCGCGGTAAAGGAGATACGATGCACTACGGAAATAATTACAGTTTTTTTGACCCTCCAGCGCAGACGGCAAAGAAGCATCTAAAAATTCTTTTGGGCGGTTCTCCGTGTACGCATTGGAGCATTGCACAGAGTAAAGACCGTGAAACAGAAGCAAGCGGCATCGGCTGGGAACTGTTCAAAAACTACCTTTATGCAAGGGATAAATTCAAGCCAGACTACTTTCTTTACGAGAACAACAAATCGGCAACTCAACCGATAAAAGACCAAATCAGTCAAGAGCTAGGCGTGAATCTGCAATACATAAACAGCGCGTTGGTATCCGCACAAAACCGCCAAAGGTTTTACGGTCACAATATACCCGGCGTACCGCAACCGGAAGACAGAGGAATTTTGCTAAGAGATGTTTTAGATAGCGGTGTGGCATGGAACGAAAAAGCATATGCGCTTACAGCAAGTTATAAATTTGCTTGCGATTGGAACACGCTTGAAAGGTCACAACGGTCAATGGTTGCCGAGCCTGTCAATTATAATCCGCGCAAAGGTTGCGAATTAATTGTTTCTGACAGCAGTATTCGTTGTTCTGGTAAGGATGGGCAAGGGACGTCGCAAGGCTACACCGTTATGTTTACTGATGATAAATGTGACACGGTTACTTCTGGACACGCGGCAAAAATGAAAATAATTGAGCCTATCCGCATCGGTACAATAGAACACGAAGGCGGCTATCAGCACGACAGCAAGCAATACCGCGTTTATTCGCCCGATGGCAAGTCAACTACTCTGTGCGGTCAAGGTGGAGGCGTAGGGGCTAAAACGGGGCTGTATGCGTGTCCGTTAGAAATGCCATACAACGGCAAAACCTATCCTGTCTACGAAGTCAAAAACGGTTTAATCGAAATCAAAGACAAGACATATCCAATCAAGCTGCCCGATGGGCTTTACATAATCCGCAAGTTGACAGTTAATGAGTGCCGGAGATTACAGACAATTCCCGACTGGTACAAAATGCCGTGTTCGGCATCGCAAAATTACAAGCTGCTTGGCAACGGTTGGACGATCGAAGTTATCAAGCATATTTTAAGTTACATACCAAACATAAGTAATTGCACCGTGGAAGTCTTATCAATGTACAGCGGAATGAATTGTGACATTATCACTCTTACGGAGTTAGGAGCAAATGTCGTGAGGTGCGTTGATTACGAAATTGACAAATACGCTATACAAACGGCATCAACCAATTTTCCGTACATAGAGCATAGAGGTGATGCGTTTCAGCTGCGGAACTCAAATTGGAACTATTAGAAGCAATATTCAAACAACTTAACTAAATGGAGGAGATATGGCGTTAAACAGCATCTTATGTTGGAGTGGAGGCAAAGACAGTACTGCAAGTGTGATTCTCGCGCATATCCACAGCATACCGATAGACAAAATTATTATGTCCGAAGTGATGTTTTCGCACGAAGAAAATATAAGCGGCGAAGACAGCGAACATATTGAATGGGTTTACAATGTTGCAAAACCGATGTTTGAAAGTTGGGGTTATGATGTTGAGATATTGAGAGATAAAGACGATTATTTGAGTTTGTTTTTTAAAAAATTAACATCAAAGTCGAAGTCAGAAGGCAAGCATTGCGGGTTTCCGATAGGAGGTATTTGTCAATTAAATAGTCGTTTAAAGATAAGACCTATTGATAAATACATTAAACAATTTTGCGACATTAAAACAATAAGTTATCAAGGTTTAGCAATAGACGAACCCGAACGCTTACAAAACATGAAAGCAAGAAAGGGAAATAACGTATCACTTTTAGAGCAGTACGGCTATACCGAACTTATGGCACTTGAACTATGCGCAGACTACAATTTGTTATCACCTTTATATCTTAGAAAATGCAACCGCCGTCAAGGTTGTTGGTTTTGTCCCAATCGCACAATATCACAGTTTGCCGAACTTTACACACGGCAACCGCATCTATGGCAACGGCTTGTAGAACTATCAAAAACACCGAATTTATGTTCATACGGTTTTAAGTACGGATTAACCGTGCAAGAGGTAGAACGAAAAATACATATTGAATTGAAGCAACAAGAGTTAGCAAGCAGACAAATATCAATAGAAAATTATATGGAGGATTTAACCATGAGCAACTATAACAACGGCTTTGATGCCGCACAAAGAGATTACGAACTGCAAACGCCGTGGGACAAGGCGGTGGACAATGACGACGGCGGTCAACCCTTTGAGTCCGAAATCGCCGAGATGAGCGAAACGGTGGAGGTGGAGGGGTGAGCGATATAGAAACTAAAGTGACGGCAGAAGACATACGAAACGCGCTAGAACAATCATACGCGTCTCCGGAATGGTACATAGGATTTGAAGTCGGGAATAGCACTGGGTTTAATTGTAGAAGACACGCCGATGCGGTGGCTATAAATTCATATCCTTCCAAAGGATTTGAGACAAGGGGATTTGAAATTAAAGTTTCTAAATCAGACTTAAAATCCGAACTTGAAAACGGAATAAAATCAGACGAAATAGCGCGTTTCTGTGATTACTGGTTTTTGGTTACGCCGAAAGGATTAACAAGCAGTTTTGTTTTGCCTCCCACTTGGGGAGTTATTGAATATGAAAATGGCAGTTTACGTCAAAAACATAAAGCAGAAAAACTTGATAAGCTGGCACCGACACAAGGATTTTTAGCCGCAATGTTACGAGGAAGAGAGCGTTTGCTTGAGGGGCGCGCAATAAAAATATCAAAAGAAAAAGAAGCACAAATAATAGAAAACGCCTCATACAGCATTAAATATGACCTTGAAAGATACAAAAAACTTCAAGAAAAAATTAAGCAAATAGCTGAAGCGACAGGAATTACACTTAACGAATGGGAGCCAACGCGAGATATTATTGACAAGTTAAAGGCGGCAAAATCATTAAGATTAGTAACAAGCAATATAAAATCTATTCAAAGTATGGCTGAAGCATTATTAAGAGACGCGCAAGAAGTTCAGACGGCAGCAAATTCGATATTAAGCAAGGAGACCGCCGATGAAAATCAAAGCTGACAAAATAAACGAACTGGAAAAGTTTGGGTTTAAGCGTTGTTGGGGCGATATGTATGTGAGGGATAAAATCGCAATATGGAAAGACGGAAAAATATTAAGACTTGATAGACTCGGCTATATATCTTATCACAAACCGTACAGAGGACGCTTGTTAATACAAGACCTAATCACCGCCGGACTGGTCGAAGATGAAAGCCCGAAGGAGTAAGGAATGAAAACAAAATTTATGAGAGAATTTACATTATCTGGAATTACAATAACTTGCCCATTTTGCGAAAACGAAATGAAATATTCTGTTGAGGAAGCAAGCGAAATGTTTGGGGATTTATGGTATTCGCAAACAGCAGAAGTTGAGTGTTCTGAATGTAATAAAACATTTGAAGTTCACGAAGGTGAAGATAATTTTTAGGAGGCACAATGAAAAGCATAGAAACGCCCGATTGGGCAGAGGAGATTTAACATGATTTGTTTAACAAAAATATGCGGTCAAAACACAAGAAGCAAATGTCATCTTGACACAAAGGAATGTATTTTTGATTGTGATAGAAGGACACAACCCGACCCCACGACCGCGGAGATGCTGCTGTGGTTGGCTCAGAATAAACAATTCCCAACAATTACGAAAGACGGAAGAATCGTTTTTGAAAGATACGCAGTCACGGACGACCTTAACAAAATAGCTTTATTGAGATTAAACGAAGCCGTCCGCGCGGCTTACGCAGAGGCGAGAAAGGAGGAGGTAACAGAATGAAAATATACACTGACCCAGGCATTGAAAATATGCCAAAAAGCTGTAGCGAATGCAAATTAATACGATTAGCTGACGTATACAAGCCATATTGTAGCGCAAGTGAAAATAAACAAATAAAAAATAATATGTTTGTTAATCGTCCATCTTGGTGCCCTCTACGCACCTCAACAGAAATCGCCGAGGCGAAGGAGAAAGAAGATGAAGGAATTTAACGGAAACACCACATCAATTTTGTTTTCTTTTCCAAACGATAAAATATCAAAAGAAAAGAGATCAGAACTAGCACAAACATTTGCCGAAATATTAGGCGTAAATGTTTTAGTATGTGACAAGGATTGCGACATTGTGATTTTTAATCACGCGACAGATGGCACCGTTTCAGGTGCATAAGGAGGCACAAAATGACTGATGAACAAAAAGCCGTTGAGGAAATGGCAAATGTAGCACAAACAAAATTCTCTTGCATGACACAAAGTAATTTTTGTGATAGGTTTTTTCAATGCAAAGGCTGCCCACACAATAAGGAGTATAGCGAAAGTATCGCCACCGCCCTTATCGCCGCAGGCTACCGCAAGCAGAGCGACACGGTGAAAGAGTTTGCGGAGAAGCTAACCAAATTAATCTCTGAACACGATTATGAGGTTATGTGTCAAGGCAATCGGCGTGACCGTGGTATGTTCACAAACGGAATACTGCAAGCAACAACAGAAGTCGCCGCTTCGTTCGACGGGGAGGGGAAGTTATGATTTGTTATTATACATATCGTGGTAAAACCAGTAACTATGTACATTCAAGTTTTGTAGACTTGGGCAAAGATTTTCATCTTCCGGACGATGTTTTTGAATATGCAGACGCGGAGCTAAACGTTAAAGAAACTGTTAAACAGCTTGTTGAAATTGAACTTGCAAAACAATCAGATTGCGTTTTGGTTGAAATTTGCGAGTTTGACGATGATGAGGAGGAAGAGGAATAATGAATCAAGCCGACAAAGAAATGAACGAAATTATCAATGCATTAGCCCCTAACGATACGTTTGTTATAAGGCGCAATGCAGACACCGCCGTCTGGAATGGACACAGTTTTTGTTTTGACATAACAAAAGTTAAAGTTTTTAAAACACACGAGGTGGCTTTATCTGTAAAAAACGATCTTGCAAATACCGCTCACGCATTAGGCGGCAAGCTAAGCATAGTAGCTAAGTCTTGCTACGACAGAGGCATAATTACCGTAAAGGAGAAACCCCATGCAAACACTTGAACAGCTTTTAATCAAGCACCTCAACGGCGCGATGGACGAAATGAACACGGTGGACTACCCCGAACAACACGCTAAGTACATAGCGGAGAAGCTGACGGAGGACGGAGTGATTCTGTTGCCGTGCAATGTGGGGGATACGGTGTACGAGGCTAACGGCGGTAGAAATATTATATCAACCTACAAAGTAATATCAATTACGGTTACAAAACACGGGCTGTATCTTGATTGGGAACTGGTAAAGGGCATCTATACCAACTTACGAGGATTTTGCGATTACGCTATCGGCAAAACAATATTTTTAACCGAAGCAGCCGCCCAAAAACGGATAGAGGAGATGAATGATGGAACTTGTTAACGAAATTTTGACAGTTATAGGAACTATATCGGGCAGTCTCTTTATTTTATTATCAATATTGGCTCTAAAATATTATTCAGACAAATGCAAGAGACTTTCTTCGGAATTTGATGAGTATAAGAAAAACAATGAAAAGGAGAAGCAATGATGGAAGATAATGTAGGGTCGCAAGGAGCCCCAACTACTTACGAATTAAGCGAGATTAGTTCTGGATATGGGCTATATGGCGAGTATGGATATGGTGATTATTAAGGAGAAGCAATGAAACAGGAAAACAGAATGACAAAAACTATCGATGCGAAAAGCGAATATTACAAACTTTACAACTCATTTTCAGGTAGCGAAATAGCACATCGATTGGGCAAATACGAAGATATCGGAACACCCGAAGTAATCAACGCCGAACTCACCGCATACCGCGCGCTAGGGACGGCGGAGGAGATTAAGAAGCTAAAAGCCGAGAACCCCAACCTGAATCCGTCCGTCAGTCCGTCAAATCCTAAAACGTAAAGTAAATATAATACGAGAGGTGTATTAAGATGTCTATAACGGAAGCATATATAGAACTAGAGAGTTACAAGGCGCTGAAGAAGTACATATGCTCTTTAGGCGGTAAGATTAAGCAGTTTGATTTTGAGATTGCGTCTGCAAAATTAGACGTTACGCAATCGACGAAAAGCGTTGCCGAAAAGGTACAATGCCTTGAAAAGTTGAAGCTGAAGGCGGAGTCTAAGCATATGGAGCTTCTACACAAGGAAGAAGCGATCACGGACGCGGTTAACGCCATTCAGGACGAACGTCTCGGATATATACTTACGCAATATTTTTTTGAGGGTAAAACATTAGAGAAAATTTGCGTTGATATGAACTACTGCTATCGTTGGACAAAGACGCTGAAAAGCAAAGCGGTTGAGTGCTACCGGGCAGAAAGAAGTTTATAAAACAGTGCCCCTTAGTGCCCCTTTTTATAAGTTACTATGATATTGCCGAGATAGGACGTACATATCAAAGCAAACTTCCTCCAAGAAGGGGAAAAGCCATCTGTCCGGTGGCTTTTTCTATGTAAGGAAAATGGCAAAAGAACAATCCGAAAAAGTAAATAAAGGCGGTCGCAAGGGTAAGTTTGAACAATGGCTTACACCCGATGGTCTTTTATTGGTTAGAGGATGGGCAAGAGACGGTCTTACAGAAGCGCAGATTGCTATAAAAATGAAAATTGCAATGTCAACACTGTCTGAATGGAAGATACGTTTTTCGGAGTTATCGGAAGCCTTAAAGGAAGAAAAAGAAGTCGCAGATACAAAGGTCGTAAACTCCCTTTATCAACGCGCAGTTGGCTATTCTTACGATGAAGTGACACAAGAACGGATATATGACAAGGAAACAGATTCATTCAAATTGGTGGTCACTAAGGTAGTCAGAAAAGACATTGTTCCGGATACTACGGCGCAAATATTTTGGCTAAAGAACCGCCGTCCGGATAAATGGCGCGACAAGCAAGAGATTGAGGCGACAGGCGATATCACAGTCAACTTTAGCACAAAGGTAATAGGAAGCAATGGCAACAACACTTGATATAGAGTTTAATATTTCCGAAAAGCAACAGCTTTTCCGGGATGCGGAGGCGGTTGATGAGGTCTTCTATGGAGGCGCTGCCGGCGGCGGTAAGACTTATGTACAAGTAATCGACGCATATGGCTACGCGTTAAAGTATCCGTTTAGTAAGCAATTGATACTTCGTAGGACCTTCCCGGAACTAGAACGCTCGATCATTCGCGTAAGCAGAGAGTTGTACAGCAAAAAGCTTGCCAACTACAACGAAAGCAAGCACACGTATACATTCAGGAACGGCTCTGTTATAGACTTCGGCTACTGCGACAGCGAAGGCGACGTGACGATGTATATGTCCGCCGAGTATGACGTTATAAGGCTTGACGAGGCAACACACTTCACCGAATACATGTACCTTTACCTTCTGTCTCGTATCCGTGGCACACGCGGCTATCCGAAGCAAATGAAGTGCTCCAGTAACCCCGGCAACGTGGGGCATGTGTTTTTCAGAGATCGCTTTGTAACAATTGGAACGTGGGGCAAAGTGCATAATGTGCCGATAGAGCTTATACGCCCGGACGGCACCAGGGAAACGAAGATACAAAAGCGGTTGTTTATCCCATCCCTACTTGCGGACAACCCTTTCATCATGAAGGCAGACCCGGACTACATGACGAAGCTGATGAACCTCCCGGAGAAAGAGCGGCAAGCACTATTATACGGCAACTGGGACATATACGAAGGTCAATATTTCAGCGAGTGGCGATACGATGTGCACACGTGCGAACCTTTTGAGCTTCCTGCACACTGGCGGCGTTACACATCAATGGACTACGGTCTTGATATGCTGTCGCATCACGATTATGTAGTAGACGATCAAGGCAACGTGTATGTGCCGCGCGAGATATACGAGAGCGGTCTAATCGTGTCCAATGCAGCCGCAAAAATAAAAGCACTGGAAAGCGAAGATAAACATGGGCAGTATGTGACGCGTCTAGCACCGCCGGATCTCTGGAATACACAGTCAACAAGCGGTAAATCAACGGCGATACTTTTTGATGAATCAGGGCTTTCTCTTACGCCTAGCAACAACGACAGGATATCCGGTTGGCTTGCTGTTCATGAACTGCTTAAGATCGTCACAGGAGCCGACGGCAAGCCCACAGCGCGTCTTAAAATCTTTCGCACGTGCAAGAACCTGATACGCACCATACCGTTACTACAGCACGATGACAAAAAACCTAATGATGTAGCGAGAGAGCCTCACGAGCTGACACACGCGCCCGATGACCTACGCTATTTTGCAAACGGGTGGACAGGCAAAGCGCAAATACCGGATTCAGCCCGCGTCAAATGGGAAGACGACCAATACGAAGACTACTATAACGCAAGCGCAGCGGGTAAAAAGATGCTGATTGAACGGTGGGGCAACCCATTCGGAGCGGGTGCACCAATAAGGCAAAAACAGGAGATGCAAGATGAGGATTGACGACAATAGCACAAAATTAGCTTTTTTTCAAAACCTTTACACGGACGCAAAAGCCAAATGGGCGCCCATCGTCGAAGAGCTTGACAAGCATTGGGCGCAGTACGAAGGCAATAAGTCCGTAGATGGGTCGGTTAAGAGTGTAGGATACTGCCGCAACATCACGCATGAGCTTGTTGAGTCGTCTATCGATACATACATACCGCCCATACAGGTAAGACCGCGCAAGGCAAACAGGGCAAACCGCATCCTTGCAAAGACCCTGCAACGCTACATAAACGATGTCATGGAGCGCATGAACGCCGAAGAGCTCAACGATATGGACGAGCGATTTGCGCGCGTTTTCGGCGGCTCTCCTGCGCTTGTGGAATGGGATAACAGTGCCACCACGCACAACACGCAAGGCGAGATATCCATACAGCTTATTTATCCTACGCAATTCATCCCGCAACCCGCCGTGTACGACGTGGAGAAGATGGATTATTTTTTTCTTGAATTCGCGGACACGCACGAAAACGTATCAAGAAAGTACAACGTATTGTTTGACGAGGTATCCAAAGAGCCAAACGATGAGAGCCCGATATCTGATGAGACTTGCACGGTCGCGGTCGCGCTATATCGTGACGAAAAAGGTAATGTCTGTAAGTATGTATGGACCGGGGATACCGAGCTTGAAGACCTAGAGGATATGTGGGCGCGTAAAATCCGCAAATGCACAAAGTGCGGCAATTTGATGGGTGATTGCCAGTGCAAACATCCAAACATAGTCGAGGTCAAGGAAGAGTATGAAGAGATAGACGAGACAATGATTTTCTGCGGCGGTGAGAAAGCAATCACGCCGCTTACGCCTGTTATTAAGGACGGCAAAGCCGTATTCGAAGAAGAAACATCTCCTGTATCAGTCAACGGCATCCCGGCACAGCAAGAAATCAACGGCGTAGTGCTTCCGCTCAATCAAGTACAGCGGGTGCCGAAGACCAAGCCAACGCGTGTACCGTACTACAAGCCAACAGTCTATCCTTTGGTTATACGCAAAAACATCAGCGTCCCCAAGCAAGTATACGGGCTGTCTGACTGCAAGCGCATCCGCGATCAACAGCAGACCATAAACAAACTAGAACACCGCATAAACGAGAAGATAATCAACGCAGGCGTGGCGATTACCGTGCCCGACAATATGAAGTTCAACATGACTTCTGAAATATTCAAAACAGGAATACCAGTTGGAAACGCGCAGCAAGCCGCCGCAATTAAAGTAATTGATTTCAAAGTCGATACAAGGCAAGACCAACTCCGCGGCAACGATGTATACGATCACGCAAAGCGCATTTTCGGTATATCTGACAGCTATCAAGGGCAAGAAGACACCACCGCAAACAGCGGCATTGCCAAGCAAATACAAGTCAGCCAGTCGTCCGGGCGTCTGGAACCAAAGCGCATCATGAAGGCATCTTCGTATGAGCAACGCGCAAAAGTAATCTTTCAGCTCTCGCTTGCGTTCGCCGATGAGCCGCGCGCAGTCAGCTTCCGAAATGACGACGGAGACCCAACCTATGAAGAGTTTGACCGCCACGCGTTTTTGGAGCTTGACAGCACCGGAGAGTGGTACTACAACGATGATTTTCTCTTCACGACTTCGCCTGTCGCCGACATTCAAAATAACAGGCAGTTGATGTGGCAGGAAGCGCGCACAAATTACACAAGCGGTGCGTTCGGAGACCCCGCGGACATTGACACGATGATTTATTATTGGGCTACCATGGAGCGCCTCTGCTACCCCACCGCCGCCGAAACATTGGAAATGCTTAAGAACAAAAAACAGCAGCTCATGGCAGCCGCTGCGCAAATGCAGCAACAGCAAGCAATGGCGCAACAGCAAGGGGCAAAGCAGATGCCTGCGCCACAGGGAGCCGCACAACCGACCGCACAGGGTCAAGGTGGCATGGTATGACCGCTTATGAGATAGTACGCATCGTCGTCATATCGTGCGCAGGAGCGATGTTTCTGTTACTTGCAGCGGCGGTTATACACACACTTGTCAAAGAAAAATAACTTTAAGGAGATATTGCAATGAATGGATTAAGTTTTGGAGCTGCTTTTGAGCAAGTCAAGCAAGGCAAAGGAATGAGGTTGCCGAAGTGGTCGCCCGACGTCGTAATCCGCTGTCAACGCCCCGACGAGCACAGCAAAATGACCGCACCGTATCTGTACGTTGAGAGCAAATTTGGCAAGGTACCGTGGAAAGAGACGATGATTGAGCTCTTTGCTGAAAATTGGGAGGTCATTGACTGATGGGAACGGACGAAGCACTAAGGTATGGGTATGGTTTAGATCCCAAAAACGCCGCTGACACCGCGCAATCTAAGCCGGAAGACTACAAAAATGTTACTTCCGGCGTGTTTATCGGCGTAGGCACAGAAGAATTGCGTAAGACCGATAATACGCCTAGTCCCATCATGCAATTTGAATCACAAGAACAGCTTGACGCGTGTCTCGATGAGTGGCAGGACAGATTAGGGCTGATGGACTGGATGATTAAAGCTGAGACAACGAGTTGGCATAATTTCTTGCGAGACGACAAAGAGCAACTTGCAGCAGAAGCGTCAATTAATGGTCAGCTAAAAAGTGCGTGGATAATGCTAAGATTGTCAGAAGAAATTCCCGAAGTGCTTATCAAAAAACAGCCGCAGGAATACACGCTTATTCATGAACTTTTGCACCTTCGGCACTTTACCGAGCGCGAACCGTGGGACACGTTGCAAGGTCACGCATGGGAAGATGCACAACACCAGAACTGCGACGAAATAGCAATGGCGTTATTTCTAGCAAAGTACAATTTGCCGCACAACTGGATGAGGGCATAGGAGGCTATCATGGCAGACAGCTATAAAGACCTTATGAAGCGCGCGTACTCATACACGCCCGATGAAGAAGAGTACGCTCAAAAACAGGGCTATTCTTTTAACCCGGATTCGCAGAACTACTTTGCCCGTGTCTACGGTGATATCTACAACTCGTCTGTAGCCTCTGCGGAGAACGCCTACGGCTATAACAGCGAACTAAGCAAGCAAGTGTACGCCTCCGCGATTGATACGGCAAAGATTGGCTATAACCGCGATGCCGAGGCGTATAAGCAGGATTACCAAGATACTGCAATAGCCAATAACAGCGCGATGCAACAAGCGGCAAGTGCCTACGGAAGTAACCAAAGTCAACTGGCATCACTGGGATTGACTGGAAGCGGATACAACGCGCAGATCATGCAATCGGTGTATGGAGGCTATCAGGACGCTAACAGCGAAGCATACAAGGCGTTACAGGCTAATAAGCAGCTTATGAGCCAAGTCTATGGAGACAAAGAGGCTTCCGCTTACGGTACCAAGGTTGCATCTGACAGAGCCGACCAAGCGACGCTGCAGGGCGCATATATCGACGCGGCAGGGTCATTTAACGCAAACGCCGCTGCAGGCTATCAAGAAATCAAGAGCGGCTACACCGCCAAACAGCAAGAGTACACCACAAACGCCAAGCAGATCGCAAGCTACATTGACAGAGGCGAGGTTGATGCTGCGTATTTGCAAGACCGATACAACAACGATTTTATTACCGAGGACGTCTATAAATCCGAACTTGCGCGATATCAAACCAAAAAAGCAGAGACGCTCACCGCCGCGGTTACCGGGGCGACGGATGAAGCTTCATCGAATGCGGCATGGTCTGCTTTAGATACTGCTTTTTCGTCCGGCGACGTATCGCTTGAAACATATAACAAAATTTATGCCGACGACTACATGTCTACAATTTCCGGATTAGCTGCAAATTCTGAATACGACAAAACGCTTGCGCAATTGGAGCTTGATAAAAATAAACTTGGTACTTCATATGACACCGTCAAATCCGCTTTGGAAGCGAAAAAAGCAGAACTCGACAAAGCCGTAGCAAAAGCAAAAGCAGAGCAAGAAGCAAAAGCTATAGCAGAAAATGTAAATAAACCCGCCTTACAACAAGGCGAACAAGTTGTAGAAGGTAAAAAATATCAAGCTCAGTTGATTAACGTAAGCAACCGTGAAGCTCTTTATTACGCCGCAGAGCGGGCAAGAAAGGCAAGCTCTTTAGATTATACAGAATTTGATTTTAACGGAAAAAAATACTCTACAAATAAAGCAGGAAAAATATATGCTCTTACATAAACAACGGCGCAGACTTAATCAATCGCTTCCCACTTCGCGTACAGCGTCATATCAGACCTTACCTTGTCTGTACTTGACCACGGTATCGTTAAAGCGGAATCTTTATACCAACCCTTGAATGTGTACCCGCTACGCGTGGGACGTTCCGGCGAAAAAGTAGAGCCACGTGTGACCTTAAATTCTTCTATTTTTGGCTCAAACCCAAGTATGCGAGAACCTTCCGAATAACCGTAATCAATCGTAACGGTTAACTTAATACCATAAACGCATCCAAGCGTTACTGCAAGTATTACTGCGATTACTAAAAAAGAAGAAACGAGTATAATCTTTGCTTTCATAATTACCTCACAATCATGATTATACCCAAAAACTGACGAATGTCAACAAAGCAGGTGAAAAATGGCTTATAACAGAATCTTAGGTTCAACCGTGCAACAACAAACCACTACAAGTAAATACAATCGCATCTTAGGGGCTGGCGGCACTCTCACCACACCCGAAGACACCGACTATAACAAAGGCGGCTTTTTAGGCGGTGTAAAGTACCTAGGTGGTCAAGCTGCCGCAGGTGCTTTCGGCGTGTTGGAGGGCGGATGGGACTATCTTGCAGGCGGTGCCGCAACCTTATTCGGCAACGATGATTATGCTAAACGCCTCATGGAGAATGACATAAGCGGCAGTTGGAGCCAAGAGCTCACAGATGAGTATAACCCGAACAAGGCTATGTCGTTTGCGGGTGATGTGGCAAGCGGTCTAGGGCAGTCCAGTGTAGGCTTATTGGCGACATTGGGCGTCAGCGCGCTTGTAGTCGCGTCCGGCGGCACACTCGCCCCTGCAGCCGCTGCAGCCATTACAGGCGGCGTTATCGGCGTAGGTGCGGCAGGTAAGTCCACGGCGCAAGCATACAAGAAAACAGGCAAACTAGGGCTGTCTGAGTTCGCCTACGGTACGGCAAGCGGATTGCTTGAAGGCGGTCTTGAAGCTGTCACAGGCGCGGCGAGTAAAGCCGCAAAAAGGGCAATTTCTCCGTTTGCTAAAACCGCGGCATCCAAACTCACACTTGCGGCAATCGGAAAAACAATGCTATCCGAAGCCGCGGGGGAAGCGTTTGAAGAAGGCGCAAGCACATTTATTGACCCTTATTTGCAGCGCGGTTTAGGCATCGACAAAAACGCTCAAAACGCTACAAGTCAAGAGATTTTCTACAGCATGGGCGTAGGCGCGGCATCCGGCGCACTAATGAGCGGCGGCACATCTGCAGCAACAAGCATCAGAGCTGCAAACCTCGGAAACAATATTGTTTCCAAAGGAAAGACGGATGTCGTTCTGGAACGTGCTAAAATGCTGACAGAGTACGCCGACACCGCGGAAGACGCTACGGCAACGCCGGAAGTGCTTCAGTCGCTCAAAGCGTCATACACGGAGTACAACGCCGCTAAGAACAAAAACGGTCTAAAGTCAAAAGCGCTTCTCGGAGAGATGTCGCGCTCAATCGCTTACATAGAGGTGTCCAAAGGCGTGCAGGCAAGCAAAGCCGGAATAGTTAAAATCGCAGATGATCTTGTCTCCATACTTCAACAGCAGGGATTTGAGTACACCGCCGACGATATCAAAGCCAACAAAGACGATGTCGCTACTAAATTGGCTATACAGGACTTTGTCGGAAAGATGCTTATCCCTACGGAACAGTATACCGAAGCGATCAAGCAGGGGAAAATGGCACAGAGCGAAGCCAACTATACCAAGTGGCAATCCGAAGTCGACGACGCGACCAAACAGGAGCTCGGACAGACTCTCGGCATCGACATGAACACGGCTACCTATTACGATATGCAACATGCTATGAGCCAATACGACCCCGCTGCAATCGAAGCGCAGAATCAAACTGAAGAACAGTCAAAAGCGGAAGAAAGAGCCCCGATCACCGCCGCCGCAAAGCAGTCCTATAAAATGAGCAAAAACGCAGAAAAGGCTATGAAGTCTTTCCGAGAACAGTTCGCCGCCGTCGACAAAATGGAAGTCACTCCGAAGCAAGGAAAGAAGTCCGGCACCGTGCGCAAGCAGCTTCCGGCGCTCCCATCCAAAGTCACGCTCAACCAGGGCGAAGCAGAACTGTACCGCGCAGATAACGGCGTGTTAGTTGGCATCAAGCGCACCGATGAAGGATACCTTGTCTATGCCGAAAAAGGCAAAGAAGGTCTCGGCGGTACGCCTAAAGCTATATCCGAAGCGCAACTCCCGGAAGTGCTGACCGCGATTACGGGGAAAGACTTTGTAACAAACGCCCAAGAAAAACAGAAAGCCGCCAAGAAGCCCAAAACAGAGACTAAGTCAAAAGTCGAGCAGAAAGCAAAAGCGAAGGCAGAACCCGCTGCGAAAGTGCAGCAGAAGCCCGCCATACAAATCGTGGAATCAATTAAACGCATAAAGAGCAACGCGGCTGATGCCAAGGCGCGGAAGTTCGTCAAAGACTTTGATTTGCTTCCCGTGGCAACGCGTGGGCGTATCTGTGAAGCTATTATCAGCGGTAATCAGTTTGGCGTGGAAGAAAACACGATCAACGCCGCATGCAATATCATGACATTCCGCGATGTCGGGATCTCTTTTTCCAGTACAAACAAAAACGGCATTTACAGTAATGTAGACGGTAAGCGGCAGATTATTATAAACCCCAATACCAATGTCGTAAGAAAGACCATCATACACGAATTAGCGCACGATATGGAAGGCGTAGAGGGCTATGACAAGCTGAGGAAGCTCGCGCTTAAAGAAGTATCCGAAACGAAGCAGAAAGCCACAGAAGACGCTTATACGGCGCATTATGAGAAGATCGGAAAAAAGATTGACGATTCCATTATTCAAAGCGAAATCACCGCCGACTATCTCGGCGAAAAGCTCGGAGACAGCAACTTCCTACGGCAGTATGTCAATAAAAATTTAACCTTCTTTCAGAAGGCAAAACGGTGGATATCTGACTTTGCCGCAAAACTGAAGAACAAAGAGGGATACACTTCCGCGCGGTACATTGAGATGGTTTATAACAACCTCGTGCAGGGTGAGTATATAAACTCCTCCAAGACCGAAAGTGTAAAAAAATACAGTTATGAAAAGACATACGAACAACAAATTGACGAAGTGTACAATGACACTTTTAATAAAGAACATTCCCATTTATCAGCAGGAAACACGCCTGAAATATTCGTTAAAAAAGCTGGACTTAAAAAATTACCTTTATTGATGCGTTATGATACGACATATTTAAGCATGTTTGATAAGGGAGAGCTAAAAGGCAATTATCATAACTTGGGAGTTGAAATAATGAAACAAATTCCTAAGGCATTGGAAGAACCTTCTTACATATTGTCTCATAAAAACCCTCAGCGTATTGGCGCGATAATATCCGTTAAAGATACTAGGCAAAATCAAATTTCTAATCGTGATATATATTTTGCGATAGAGTTTGATACATCGGGTGCAATAAACGGAAAATACATAGAAGCAAATTTAATAGTAACAGCTTTTAGTCCTAAAAATGCGTATATACAAAAACTAATAAATGAAAACACAGTAATATACAAAAAAGATGATCCGCAAGTTAACCCAAGGGGACAATTCCCAAGCATTGTTAGCGAAGCATCTTTTCAAGCCATTGAAGGCACTACTAGTATATCCAATCCAAAGGCTGAAATCAACACTGAATCGGTAAATAAATCGCAAAATGTTGAGAAATACTCCCTTTCCGACCAAGTTCTTACAGAAATACCGCAAGAATACAAGCCTACCAAGCGCGAAGCGGTCAGCGATCAATTCTTAGCGTTTCAGATTGCCTTTGTCAACCAACAAGCAGGCGTAGAGCGTCTGGGACGCACTTTGGGCGTTAAAGGCATTGAAGCCAAAGTACAAGCCGCAAGATCCGCGCAAGCCGCCGCAGAAGAGATGCTAGGCGGAAGCCAATGGAGTTTTGACGGAACAAAAAAATACGGTGACGGTCTCCAAAAAATCATGAAGCCGATTTACAAGGCAGGCGTTGAAACCAAGCAGTCATTTTTTACTTATCTTCTCCACAAACACAATATCAGCCGCATGGAGCAAGATAAGCCTGTTTTCGGCTATGAAGTAACCGCGGAAAACAGCATAAACGCCGTTATTGAATATGAGAAATCAAATCCCGAATTTGCGGAGATATCAAAGAAGCTTAACAAATACCAAGATAATCTGTTGCAGCTTCGCGTTGATAGCGGTCTGGTAACACAAGAAGCCGCTGATATGCTCCGCAAGATGTATCCCAACTATGTACCAACATTCCGAGATGTGGAAAAGGCTTTCGGGACCGGGTCTCTGTCCGGCAAATATAACCTTGCCGTAAAGCAGACAATCAAAAAGGCAAAAGGCGGCAATCAGCCGATTTTGCCGATTGACATTATGATCGCGCGCCAAACCATTGAAACGGTAAAAGCGGCAAGGGTAAACGCTCTCGCCAACGCCTTGTATAGTGCTGCCGTCGCAAAGAACGACTTCTCGCAGATAGAAGTATCTAGCAAGGAAAAAGTCACTGATATCGCTGATACCGATTATGCAGAAGTCAAGCCAAAGAATAACGAAATTACGTTCTTCCGCGCCGGTGAGCGCATCACCATGAAAGTATCGAAAGAAGTCTTTGCGGGCTTTGAGGCGTTCTCTCCCGCTTCCGAATTAAGCAATCCGCTTGTTACTGCCCTTCGCAAAGTAAACAACACATTCAAGCGGCTTGTCACGTCGTTAAACCCGGCTTTCTTGCTTCGCAACAGCGCAAGAGACATACAGGACGCGGGAATGTACAGTAAGTACATAAAATCCTTCCCGAAAAACTACATACGCGCAATCAGCGAAATAAAGAACAACGGCGACCTGTGGCAACGTTACAAAGCTATGGGCGGTATCCAGTCAAGCATATTTGAGTTTGAGCGCGGCTTTATTGGTGAGCAGAACAAATTCGGTCTCACAAAAGCGGAAGGCAAATTGCTCAATAAAGGCTTACAAGCAATGGAAAACGCGAACATGTTCGTTGAGCAGCTTCCAAGATTGGCAGAGTTCATATCTTCCATTGAAGCGGGCAACACAACTGACCAAGCACTTCTTGACGCCGCTGATGTCACCGTAAACTTTGCGCGAACTGGTAAAGTCACGCGCTCACTGAACAGCACACTTATACCATTCCTTAACCCCGCCATACAAGGTTTTAGCAAGATGATACGCACAATCACCGCCGCCAAGAGCGCGCGTCAGTTAGGCGGTCTTATTGCAAAAGCTTTTATACTCGGAATTCTTCCCCAACTGCTTAACCAGTTGATGTACGACGATGATGAAGATTATCAGGTGCTTACCGATTATGTAAAAGAAAATAACTTTCTTTTCAAAATTGACATAGAAGGACTCGCAGAAGACAAGTTTGTCAAAATCCCCAAAGGGCGCGTATCTAGCTTTCTTGCGGGACTGGTATTGCGATCTAGCCAAATTGCAAAAGGCGAAGAAGCCGACTGGAAAGGCTATGTTGAAAACGCACTTACGCAGATCACGCCTGTAGACGCGATGTCACGAACAATACTTTCTCCGTTCAAAGACGTTGCCACGAATACGACGTGGTATGGCGGCACTATCGAGGGCGCGGAGTTTGATTCTACAGCTCCCGCAAAGCGTTATGACGAAAGCACGAGTTCTATTGCCATTGCATTAGGAAAAGTGCTGAATTACTCACCGAAGAAAATCAACTATTTGCTTGACCAGTACAGCGGCGTTATCGGTGACATCATTCTTCCGGCAACAACCGCAAAAGCGGAAAACAATCTTTTTAGCAGCAGTTTTCTTGTCAACCCCGTAACATCGAATAAACTGTCAACAAAGTTCTATGACACTTACGATAAGTTGAACTACAAAAAAACAGACGGAAACGAGACAGCCGCTTTTCAGATTAAATTCTTGAATAAAGCAAAATCCGGCATAAGCACGCTTTATAAAGAAAAAAGCATCATCCAATCAAGCAATTTGACAGATAAGGAGAAAATCGCCCAAACCGAAGTGATACAAGCGCTTATTAATCAAGCGTATAAAACCGCGCTTGCAGACCTTCCTGTCGTGTCTAAAGCGATAGAAGCAACTGAAAGCATCACTGATCCGGACATACGCTATGTCGAATCTGTACGCCTTGTATACGGCGCAGAACGAGCCTTGAAAGATTATAACACCGCCGTGTATGACAAAGCTGCTACGCTTAATAACGGCGGCGTGGATTACGAAACATTCTATAATGCTTATTTCACGATAAAGAGTATTGAAAGCGATAAGGACGCGGACGGAGAGACTGTCAGCGGAAGCCGCAAAGAAAAGATTGTGAACTACCTCAACACGCTAGGAATCCCGGACGCGCAAAAGCTGATAATACTGTATTCCTATGGCTACACCACGACAAATAAGAAAACTTTAGCTCAATACATAACGCGTTTGCAAATTTCCACCGAAGAAAAAACATTGCTTGCTGAAACGTGCGGATTCACCGTAAAGAACGGAAAAATTGTCTTGTAAAGAGTGCCCCTCAGTGCCCATTCTTTTGATCTATGATGTAAAGGTAGAAATCTATAAAAGGAGGTATAAGCTATGAAAAACCAGTTCACGAACAACGCAGTTCAGATTACGAAGAAGCCCGCTTCTTCCGCTTCTGGCTCGACGGTCAAAGCCCAGAAAGGACAAGACATGAGAACCAAAGGCTCCAAGTAAGGCTTATAGCTTGCCTTGAAAGCTACCATATGGCGATACCGGGCTAGCCTCCGGAATATTTAGCGAAAAGACAGATTAGCTACTGTCGAAGGAATATTACATGACAGTTGATCTCAAAGATGTATACGGCACCGAAGAACCCGTAGTCAAACAAATTCCCCCTGTTGAACCGCAGAAAACCACAGAACCGGTAATAGTTCCCGCAGTCGAAGACGAAGACGATGACGATGATTTGAACCTTGACGGCAAAAGTGCCGAAGATGAAGACGATGAAGATTCCGAAGAAATCCCGGTTGGCGATGAGCTGCCGGGAGCCGAGCCGCCGCCCGAGCCGGAGCCCATTGTCAAGCAAGTCGACGTCGACGAAATTGTCGGAAAAAGAACAAAAGAGATCCGCGGTCAGCGCGACAAAATAAGAGACGAAAAAACCGACCTTGAAAAACTTGTCGCAATGGGTCTGAAAGAGATGATCCACGAGGGCGAAGATGTCAAGACCGCTTTAAAGCGTCTTGCCGCCGAAAACAAAGGCGTAAAGCCCGAAGATATCGACAAGGAGCTGCAAGAAGCGCGGGAGTTTGAAGCATTTAAGGCGTCGAAAGCCGAAACCGAAAAAGTAAAGGCTTATGCTTCCGTAAAGCAACAGAATCTCGCTGCAATAAAAGAAGCGTTTCCGGAAGAAAAAGCCGCCTCAATTGAACAGATTGACGGATTCGACAAGTTTGCGCGCCTCATGGCTACCGGCGGATTCAATCCCGTAGAGGCTTACGCCTTGATTAAGGGAAGCGGAAACAAAGCGGTCAACGCATACGCCAAGCAAAAGGTTATGGCAGAAAGCAAAGAGCATCTACGCCCCACAAACGCGCGTTCAGTCGCTCCTACCATGCTTTCCATACCGAAAGGTGATTTTGATTACTGGCAAGCCGCATACCCAAATCTAACAAACACCGAGCTCGTGAAAAAGTACAACGCGGGCAAAAAAATCTAATAAGGAGCACAACATGGCTTTTGAATTCGCACTATCTTTAGGCGACGACAAATATCCGATTCTACAGATGCGACCTACGACTGCTTCAGAAGTGTATGCCAAAGGAGAAGCGCTTGTTTTTTCTTCCGGCAAACTTACAAAATGCGGTCAAACGGTTAAGCCTGTCGAAATCTCGGCTATCGACTATACGGCGCCTTCTTCGGGGAATTTAGACATTCCCTCTCACCCCGTGCTTTCTGAATTTGTGTACCGTACCAAATTTGCCGCAAACGCTACTGCAACGCCCGAAGGCGCTGTTGTCACGCTTGACACAACCGGCATGTATGTTACAGGCTCCACAGGAACGCACCAGTACACTACGGCGACCGCCGCAGGAACTGTATCAACCGCAGGAAACGCTCTTGTCACGGTCACATCTGCGCTTTTAGACGATGGGTCAAAAGCAATTGATGTCCCGGTGGTGCTTGAAGACGATGCCGCCGCAATTGCATTGGCAATTCGCACCGCTCTTGCCGCAGACGAAGACATTACGGCTAATTTTGCAGTAAGCGGTTCAGCCGCTACGATCGTCCTTACCCCGCTTATTTACGACGCAGACGATGCTACGCTCAATATTGCTATTGACGACGGCGATGGCGAAGGTGCAAGCGCAGGCGTAACTACCGCAGGAACAAGTGTTACAACCGCAGGCGTTGCGTCTACAGGCGTTGCAACAATCCACAAGAAACTCGGCACCGGTGCGGAAGGCACGGAAGTCGAAGTTCGATTCATTTAACAGGAGGCATGTAAATGGGATTCATTTTTGCAAAATCTCTCGGCGGTGAAATGTATCCGATCGTAGAGAAAAAGCCGACAACCGCGTCAGAAACCTACACCACAGGTGAAGCACTTGTATTGTCGAGCGGAGCACTTACAAAATGCGGAGCAACGACTAAGCCGACGTATATCGCCGCGCGAAGCTATGTTGCGCCCGCATCGGGAAACGAAGATTTGGAAGTCAATCCGATTCTACCCGAATACATTTATCAATCCACATTCTCGGCAGACCCGGACTCTATCAATATCGGTGACAAAGTCACCATTGCAAGCGACGGGCTCCGCGTAACCGCAACCACGTCAAGCGGCGTTGCAACTGTCGATGCAAAACTCGACGGCGGAAACGATACCGGCGACGGCGTCACAGTCAGATTTATTTAACAGGAGGCAAAAAACATGGCAGGTGTAATGATTACAAAACTTTCGGGCGAACAAGACAGTCTTTATGGCAAAATTCTCGCCCCGCTTCGGCAGGTTCTTATTGATGCCGCCGGAGACAAAACAGACGACGAGCAGCTTCTCAAGTCGTTCATGATCGTCAATCCAAGCAACGGATACGGTGAAGCGTTTACCGGGCAAACCGGGCTTTCGCAAATGAAGCCTACAGTGGAAGGCGGCAAGGTCGATAACGATTCTTTCACCGAAACGTGGTCAAAGACTATCGAGCACACAACATTCAAAAACAGAATTGTCCTCAGCGCGGAAATGATAGAGGACGCGACCGCAGGGTATGCCGTGAGAAAAGCGAAACCTCTCTTTGAGGAGTTCGGCACAGCGTATGTCAGTTCCCGCGTGAACTTCGCCACGCTTGCAGTATGCAGCGAGGGCGATGCGACATTCGTATACAACGGAAAGACTTTTGACCGCACCACGGGCGACGGCAAAGCGTTGTTTTCTACGACCCACAAAGTCAAAAAGACCGGCGCCGCCAACATCTCCAATCTGTACGCCAATCTTTTCGGCTCCGACACGGTAATGCTCAACAGACTTGCCAATGTCGGCAGAAACATTCCAAACGAAACCGGCAATGCAACGCGGTATCTTTTCGATACCATTATGATTCCCGGCAACTGTCCCGCTTTGGAAGACACCATCAAAAAAGTCATTGCCACCGAGCGCGCGATCAACAGCGCCAACAATGACGTCAACACGCAGTTCGGCAGATGGCAATTGGTTGTCAATCCGTACTGGCAGGCGGGCGGCACCAATGCCAATCCCTACATACTGATGTCAAGCCGCGCTCTGAAAGCCACCACCGGAAATGCGTTTTTTGACAGAACGCCTTTGAAAGTGAAAGAGCGCGTAGACGACGACGAAAACCTTATTTTGTCGGCAAGAGCGCGTTGGTCTGCAGGCTTCCCGGAATGGCGCCACATGATTATGGGCGGCGTCACCGGCGGCACCACCTTGTCCTAACACGCAATGCAGGAGAGCAATTTCCTGCATCCTTCGGTTATCCGGCAAGCGGTATCATGCGCGGGCAATCCCGCAATAACCGACCTATGAGGGCATTATGTTACTGAGCGAATTAAAACAAGCTGTGGTTGATTTGGGATTTGAGTCCGCTCTTGATGCGGATCTCGAAAGTGCTTTTATTTCAGCGTCAAACAGATCTATCTACGAAGTCAACGATATACAGCCCAAAATGGGCGTTTACTCTATTACACATAATCCGCTTGATAATCTTTTATGCGACAGTTACAGGCTTTTTAACGTGCGCAGAAACCTAGATTGCAGCACTTATGAATCAATCGACCCTAAGAGTTATTACTTTGAATGTGACGGCTCCGGCTACGCGTATATAGAGAACTACGTTGAAGGGGCGTGGGTAATCGTATCAACAATCACGCTCTCGTCCACACGCGTTTTTGCGGCATACAGAGGGCTTATAACGGCAACAGGAAGGGTGCGTTTACGTTTTGGCACGACCTATATCTTTAACATACGAAATATCGCGATGTATGGTTATCTTCTCGGCGCATTATCAAGTGATATTCCCTCTTATACTCCGTTCGTTCGATATGACATTAAAGAACTCACAAAAGACGGCGACAACAATGTCGTGTTTATGGAACTTGACAAGGTTGTCATACAGGAAGGGGAGTACAGCGCAGGAAAAGAGTACAAAATAAATCAAGATTACTTTGTGGAAAAAAACTGTGTTGTTCTCTTGCCATATAAAGAAAAAGGACAATTCAATATATGGTATCGTCAGCTACCGAATAAGATAACAATTGACACGGATGACGATGATGCAATTGACTTGCCGGACGATCTCGCAATTCTTTTGCCGGAGCTTGTCGCGCATTATGTGTGGATGGACGATGCAAACATGGCGACAAAAGCAGTCAGGTATTACGAGTTATATAAAGAACGCGCTGCTGACGTCATTGCGCGCAAAAGAGAACTCGAAGGCTCTTTCATTTATAAAACGGAAGGATGGGCGTAATGCAAAACATAATACCGCCTACAGCGTATAATCGCATTTATAACGACTTTGCGGGTGCGGATTTTTCATCCGACCCGGTTCTTGTTGCTAAAAATCGTTTTCCGTACATTGTGAACATGTACAAGGACTACAAGAGCAGTCAGGGACAAGCCATTGAAACCTTTCCCGGTTTTGAACGCATGATAAAAATCCCGCTTGAAGGTACCGTTGTCCCAAAAGTACACAAGCTGATTCCGTTCAAATATAATAGCGGAAGCGCGACTGTAGAAGTCATATTGATTCACGCCGGAACAAAACTTTATGTTTGGGCGTCATACCCAAATTACCCTCATTCTAGTGAAACTGTTCTTGAAAATAAAATGTTGTTAACTTCCGCTGACCTCATTTTCTCCGGGCTTGCGAACGCAAAATCATCGTCTTTTATTTTTAACAATGCTTGTTATATTCTTGACGGAACAACATACAGAAAAGCGTATTATAGCGGATCAGCGCTTGTTTGTGAAGCTGTTGTAGGGTATGTGCCTATTACATTTGTTAACAGAATACCCGCGCAAAGCGCCGCCGGAGAACTTGAAAGCACTGGGGCTGAGGTTGCGCAAAGAAACCGCATTAGTAATTATTTTATAAACACTTTTATCGCGCCTACACCGGCGACGTTCCCTCTTGAACTAAGTATTGAAGACTGGACATCTGTAGGCGTAACATCGGAAGAAAGCGTCATTACACAGGCTCCCACGTTGACAAATAAGCAAGTCGCGCAGCTTGATGTTGCGATCAGCACAATATCGGCTGCAGGATACGCAAAACTAATATTGTCTTCCTATTTATTTGATAGTCAAGAATATGAAGGCTACATAACCGTTGAACTTTCCGACACCGCCGCAACACTTGGAGATAAAGTGCGCGAAGCGTTGAAACTCAGCGGACTTGTCACGGAACATTATACCGTGGGCGGCGTCGACGAAGAAGTCACCCTTACGGCGAAAAAACTTGCAAAGATTGTCACAACTTATACGCTTAGTGAAAACGATATTGACAGCATCGAAGAAGTGACTGTGTACGGTGTAGAAAAAGAAGTTACAACGAATTACACGGTTGATATTACAAAAGGTATTGTAACATTTGTAACCGCGCCCACGCGTCCTCAGGATAACGGTTACGCGATTGATTATGCGGGAATTTCTATCAAAGCTGCAAAAGCGATCACAAGCGATGCGGACATCATAAATAAATGCACGCTGTCTGCCGTATTTGATAACCGCGCTTTCTTTTCTGGAAACCCTACGCATCACAACGAAGTGTATCACTGCATGGTGGACGATCCGTCGTACATCGGCGCGTTATGCTTTTTTGTGGATGGTAAAGGACCGTCGCCAATTACCGCGCTCACTACATTGACAGATACGTTACTGGTGCTGAAAAGCGACACGCTGCAGGACGCATCACAATATTACCATTACGCGCAAGATATTGAAAGCGACTTAAACCCGCGCATTTATCCGTCAAAGCCCGGCGTTCCCGGCATTGGCTGCATTGGAGATTGTACGAGCTTTCTCGATGATCCGGTATTTGTATCCCGCCTTGGGCTTAAAGGTATAGGGCAGCTTCTTGTAAGCTCTGAACGTTCTATTGAGCATCGCTCGTCACTTGTAGACGGGAGATTTGTCAATGAAGACTTAGCAAAATGTCTGCTAGAAGAATGGAGCGGATATCTTATATGCCTTGTAAACGGTCATATCTACCTTGCAGACAGCCGTCAGGTGTATTTATCCAAACTTAACACAAAAGAGTATGAGTGGTACTATCTGCAAGGTATAGGCGTCTACGAAGCACAGTATCCGCGTTATACGTTTTCAAGCGAGATGCCGGAAGAATTTGACGACGTTACTATTGACGGAGCGCCGCTTGAGCTTGCGCCGGATGATATTATCGGAACCAATGCAAATGATCCGTTATCAGACGGCACGGGAGAGCGCGAAATATTAAGCGGAACCGTCCTGATCGGTGAAGTTACGCACACTTTCAATTATGTTGAATACGAGGTGACAATCAGCGAAGTTACATACACAAAGTATTACCTTGTAGAACGGCAATCAGACTATATCGGCGGTGTTTTTGGTGCTGCGTCGTGTATCAATTCATATCAAGAAAACATCATTTTCGGTACTGAAAACGGTTATATATGTAAGTTTGCGTTTGACAAAAGAGAAGACGGGATGATTCCTTCTGCGGCGTACTCGTTTGACAACCGAGCGATCGTTTGCGGCGTTGCGACCGTGTTCGACAACTGTGGATATCCGAATTTATACAAAACCACGCTGAAGAAATCAATGGTTGTCAAGTGTAAAACGCTTTCCCAAAGTAACTTAAAAATACGCGTAAGAACAAACAAAAGCGCGTTTTTGACGGTGGGAGAAATTAACAGCAGTTTCTTTGACTTCGGCGATGTCGACTTTGCGGATCTTACTTTCAACATGGACGATCAACAGACATTTGTAGTCAATGAAAAGGAAAAGAAATGGGTAGAAAAGCAGCTATACGTCATGAGTGATGTGATTTTGAAGCCTTTCGCGCTCTATCACATTATGTATCAATACAGCCTTGTCGGACGGATTAAATAGGAGAATCACGCATGAGTAATATATTTGACGGGCAAAAACCGAATCCAGTAATCCTATATAATAAAAGCATCAAAAAACTTGCCGACAGACCAAACAGATCTGCGGAACTAGGCGGAAACGGGCTTACAGCTGCAGGGCTAAAGGCTCAATTTGACGCTGCGGTCGAGTATCTTATTACCCTTTTTAACGGTCTTATTGACCTCATGAAAGGGTCTACATCTGCTGCAAATATCGGCGCGGTAGACGGCGAAACGATAACCACCATACAGGCGTATCTTGACTATTGTAAGGCTGAAATTAATCATATTAAGACCGCAATCGGATACGACGAAGATACGAATATCAGCGAACTGATAACCGCGCTTTCGGAGGCTGTTGACGCTATCGAAACGGCACTAAGTAATAAGGTTGACAAAGTCGAAGGCAAAAGTTTATCAACAAATGACTTTACTGATATTCTTAAAGCCGCTTACGATGCGGCTGTTACCGCGTCTCATAGTCACACAAACAAAGCTATACTAGACAATATGACCGCTGCATTTACTGCGGAAGACAAAGAAAAATTGGCTATTGCTTCCACTACGCAATATGTAGATCAGTCCGTAGCCGCAGCTCAAATGGCTGTACTTGCTAGACAGCCGAGCATAACAGTTATTGGTTTCTCGGCTAGTGCCGGTAATAACACGCTGCACCTTGCCGCGGGTTCTGACTTAAATTATATTGTTTCAAAAGGTGATGGTACAATCCCTGCGGCATACACATCGGGAGGTAACAAAACGCTAAATTACGCCTATGCGGGTTATTATTACATATTGATTTCCGGTACATTTAATGGCTTTAACGTAAATAGCGCATCATCAGGAGGTGAAAAATACATAGAAGTATACATTGGTACAAATTGCCCGATGGCAGATAATAGTTTTTACGGTTGTTATAATCTTTTCAAATTGGAATTCTCGTTAAATTGGACTGGAGCCATTGGTAATAGCGCACTTCGCGGGTGCTCAAGCCTTGTAGCACTATATTTATCGCAATATACACAATCGCTTGGGAATTATGTGTGTAGTGGCTGCTCGAAATTAGAAACCGTTTTATGGTCTCCATCTTTAGTATCTGTAGGGTTAAACGCTTTTGCTTTATGCGCGTTTACATATGTAGATTTATCTCCGTGTATTCTTCTTCAAACGCTCGGTTACAATGCATTTTATGCTCAAAATAAACTTAAAAAAATAATACTTCCGTCAACTATAGAAACTATTGAAAGCGGTGCGCTTTTTTGCAATTCGTTACGTGAAATTGAATTCAAGCATACCGCGGCACTTCCTGCAATGTCAGGAACCGCATTTCAATGCTCATTAACAGACATTATATGCGCAACCGCCTCATTAGCACAAACTGCAAAATCTGCTCTTGTAACCGCAGGCGCCACGCTTTTAGACGGTTACCGCCTTATGCCAGGGGGTACGCTTAAAGGCTCCGCGACCGTGCTTACAACCGACTGGGCAGCAGATACCACCTATGAAGATTACGGATATAGGGCGGCTGTACCTGTTACAGGGCTTACCGCATCACATGTTGGCGATGTCTATTTTGACGATGCGGCAGATGCTCTGGGTATTCTAAAGGCTTCAGGAGACCAGTATAATGGTGGTTTTTATGTGTATGCATCTGCAATACCAGATATCACTATTGTAATTGTAGGTTATAAGTTTACGGAGGTAGTCTAATGTATAAGTCTAATTTAACACAGAAAGGAAGTGGACTACCTACTGAAGAAAAAACCGTTGCCCTAAACATGGCAAGTGGGGATCAAATTGTGTATCCTTCTGAAGGAAAAACAATGGCTAAGGTTACTGTTCAAAAGCCTGACACCATGCTTCCGGAAAACATGCTTGATGGTGTAAATATAGGTGGGGTAGTAGGAACTTATCAAGGAGGTGGAGGTACTCAACCTCAGCTAAACGCAGTTACAATCACAAGAGCTAGAAACATTATGACCATCATGAATCCTAGCTCTAATGGAACATATGTTGTTGGTTATAAACTGTACAACAACGGAACCTTACTAGATTTAATTGACGATACCGATTTTGATTTAGAAACTTTGGGTGTTGGAGATTTTGTAATAACTGTTAAAGCTTCAGGAATTAATTTTACTGATAGCGATTCAAGCAATTCACTGTCCTTCTCTGTTTATTCCGTAACACAGACGTTGACAGATTTGGGCTCTACTTATACGAAACAGGCTATTATAGAAGATGGCTTGTTTGAAACCACATTTACCCCCGCCGCAGGAAAGTACAGACCCCGAGATATCGTTATTAGCCTTGGAGGAAACGGGATTCCTTATTTTACTTATGAACTCACAGAATTAGGCGCACTATTTGATTATAGATATGTGGACTCTACAGGGGTGCTTACCCTGGACTTTGTTCTGCTTAATGACGTAGGTGATTTGATTGTTACTGCTATTGCTATGGATTACCCCGTACTTGACACCCCTACATCCATAGCCATGAATGGTGATTCTTTTAACTTTAACCTCGTTGATAATGCTACTCGTTACTCCATTTTTGTTTGGGAATTAGGCGGTTTTTTGCCTTATTCAACTACTTCACCAATAAATCTATCTAACCTCTTTAATGGTCAAGCCGATGGTATATATCACATTACCCTAATTGCACAAAGTGAGGGAACTTACCAATCTTCCAGATACAATAATGCTTACATTTATCTTGTAGGAGTTGCTCCTATTTATGGCGTAGCTGGTATGTATGATAGCAGTCCTACCCTAACACGTACAGACCAAGCTATTGGAAAAACCTATGTTAGGAACGCATCGGCAGGTACGATAGCTTCCGATTTTGATGACCTATTCCCGTGGAATATTGCCGTAAAAGAAACAGATGCATTAGGGAATAGTTTTTTGCACCTGCCTGAAATGTATTTCAGAGTTGGGTGTGACGCTAGTTATCGAATAACTGATATAGCCGTATCTCAAAAGCCGAGTGGAGAAGGGTCTTGGTATAAAGTAGATGAGTTTTGGTATGGGTGCTATGGTGCATATAAAGATGCAAATAATAAATTACTGTCTATATCAGGTGTATCGCGGCTTAGAAGTACATCAAGAGCGAATTTAAGGACTTACGCGGCTAATACGGGAAGTAATTATAGACCATTAGATTTGTATCATTCCACGGCTATGAAATTTTTATGGATGATAGAATTTGCTACAAAAAATTCAAATTCTATTATTGCAGGTCAAGCAGCTTCTAGTGCTTTATCGCCATGTGGTACTACAGATACACTAACTACTCCAACTGGGTGGAAACTTGGTCCGTCTTATTATCCAATGAGGTATCACTATATTGAAGATTTTGTGGGAAACTGCTTTGAGTTTATTGATGGTATTGTTGGTCAATCTTCTTTGAATTCAAGTTTATATGCAACAAATAATCCAGTTTACTTTTCTGACACTACTAGTGGAAAATCATTACTTTGCTATACTGGTGTAAACCTTTCTCCAGGTTGTGTTGCGGCTATTGGATGGGACGCTGATAATCCGTTTGAATGTATGCCTTGCGAGAGTGTAAATAATGCTAGTTATAATACCTATTTTTGCGACTTAGCCTATTATTCTGGTGCCAGTGCTTACAATACAGGGTCATATTACCAAGGCAACCAGGAAGGACTTTACGCTAATACAAATAACTCCGGTGGTGTCTATGTTGCAGGCAGACTGCTATACGTGGAGGTATAACAACATGATTTACAGAGATGGAATTAACGTACAAATTGAGAACTTTAAGAAAAAACTTGGGCTTATAGGCGATGTGTATCTTGTCAAAGAACACGAAATTTCAGACCTGATTAATCACAAAATCCTCATACCTTCCTCTACCGCAACAACGATAGAGGAAGCAGAGGCAGAGCGAATTGCTTATGAGGCAGAACAAGAAGCATTAAGAGCACAAATGGCGCAGGAAACGGAAGAATTTATTGAACAAGGAGAACAACCATGAACACAGTCGACGAAAGCAACGTAAAAACCCTAATAGCGCGTGTCAAACTTCTTTCACAAGAAACTAACGATCTGAAAAGTATCGTTATGGGCTTTGATGGGCGCATAAAAGCACTAGAAGCAAGCATGAAAGACGCTTCAAATGCCACCGCGGTAGACTCGCGCGTTTCGGCATTAAAAAGTTCTTGCGAAAAAGAGTTCAGCAAGATGTTCAACGAGAACACGGACATTATGAGCCGCTTGAGAAAACTCGAAACTGACCCTTTAAGGGTATAAGGAGTACATATGGATTTTAACGTTTTATGGGAACAAATTCAGCCTTGGGTCGCCTTGGCTGTGCAAATCGTCGCTCTTCTTAGCGGCGGTACGGTTACTGTTGCTTTAGTCAAAAAAGCCGTCTTAACGCTTCTCTCGAAGCGAAGCAACGAACTAACAAATTACGATCTCGTTTCCGCAATATCTGATAAAGTGGTTAAAGGTATCGGGAAAAAATCAATCAACATCGACATTAAAACCTTGCTTGAATCAGAGGCAAGAAAAATAGCTTCCGAGGTAGCGACAGAAATGCGTTCAGAGTTCAAAGACATGATGCTGTCGCTATCTTCCGATATGAAAGACGTCAAGACGGCTTCTGTGGGTGTTGCTGACCTTCTTGTACGCGGCAGGGAAATGAGCGACAAGCAAAAGGCTGAATTGCTTGCTACTGTGGTTTCTGCGCGCGGTGCGCTGCCGGAAGAGCCTAAAGAGCCTATTGTCATTGAGTTAGACGATACCGCGCCTGTTGTGGAAGCCGTCAAGCCCGTGCCGGTTGTAGAGGTCAAACCGAAGAACGCGATTTCATTCGGTTAAGGCGGTGTCGTATGAAATGGACTTCTAAACGTATGATATTTTTCATACTGGAACTGGTATGTTGGTTCGCCGCGCCGGTTACTTTTATTGTAATGCAATACTCGACGCTGAAAGACACGCCTGAAAATGTGTCTTTCAAAATAGGCATCACCGGCATCGTCATGATTGTGTTAGTGCTTATCCTTGCAAAAAAACTGTTGCTCAACAAGTATGCAAAAAAGCTCTCCGCAAAGATTGCTGTATTTGAAACGCAGATTGAAACAGAAACCGCGCCGGACAAAACACTGCTGATCGAGCGTGCCATACGCAAATCAAAAATCATTGAAAGCCTCATGGCGTTTGTTGTGCCGTTTGCTATCCTTGCCGGGTCAATGTACGTATGTTGGGCATTGGAGCAGGCGATCGTCAAGCTGTTCGGCGTATTCGGGTTCATAACTATAAGCTATGTACTTGGAGAAGTATTCAGCGTATGCGAGATTGCAAGCATTCGGAGCAAGCATAGGAGAATAGAAGATGAAGAAATTTGAAGGTGATTTGGCGCAAAAGATGAAAACAGCAGTTCCTTTTCTTATAACCGCGCTGCTGATAGGAATCGTAATCATACAACGTTTTGTCGAATTGTATGCAAAAAAAGACGCGCAGATACAAGACATCATGCTTGGGTTTGTTTTTAGCGGCGCAATACTAGTCACAATGCATATTATATGGCGTCCGGCAGGAAAAGACAGCGTAAGAAATAACCCGGAATCTGCATACAGTAAAAATGCAGCGCGTTACGGAGAACTTGTCAGCGATATAAACAATAAAAAATTGAACGCGCGATTTCGTGAATTCTGCGCCAAAAAGACAGCGGAATTTTTAAGACAAAAGCAGGAAGATACTCTGAAAGATGCGGGCGTTACATATGAAGAGTATCTTAATTACACAAATGAACATATAAATGCAGAGTTTACAAAAAAACAAAAAAGGGTCATATCTAAAGTTTATCGCGGCAAAATTAAAGTGCGTGAACTCAACCCTTTGTCAATCATGACCGACAGTGTTGTACGAAGAAAATACAGTTACGGCGTTGACTACAACGAGCCCGCAGAAGAAGCCGTTTCTATAAGTATTAAGATTATGCAAAAACTCGTGACCGCGCTTATACTCGGATATATATCCTATGATAAACTTTCGGGCGGTCTGACAAGTGATGTGCTTATAGATTTTGCCGTCAACCTTTCTATTATGGTCACTTCCGCTTGGGGAGGTTATTCCGGCGGCGTGAAGCAGTATTCATTACGCAAGAACGATATCTTCAAACGAAGGCTCCAACTGCTCGGCACTTTCTTTGAGGACGCAAAAACGGAGCCTTAAATTAAAATTAGCGTTGACAATGTCGGGCTGATGACTTAATATATCATTCATGGATACAAAAGATATTTTGAAGATACTTGAAAAAGAGATGGACGCCAACAGCTTTAATCGGCTTAACGGTGCGCTGATGTTCGGCAAAAAGGATTATACCATAGAAGAGCTTGCGCGCGGACTGACGCATTACTGTTTCCGCAACGGTCCCGTTGAGGATATGCACGCCGATGGGAAACTCTCGCAGGAAGACATGAAAGTGCTCAATGCTTTTTGCTACGATAAAATATATACCTTTTTTACGCTACTCATTAGCAAAGATGCTATAAACTTGCAAGCCCTATTAGGCTATCATTCTAGGTGCGGATCCGATTGGGATAAACCAAAATTTGAAATCGACTAG